GAATATAAGAAACCTAATAGCAAATTTGAATATACTATGTTAAAAGGTACAGAAAGTGTAACCCAAACAATATACGAAGAATATGACGAGAAACTTAACTACGGCACTAAAGAATGAACTTGAAACTGATAGCTTACAACCTATTAATCTCGTTTATATTAATGTAGGTACAGGATATAGATTTACCGATCATTATAAAGATGTTACTTATGATTCAAATACATATTTAGCTTCATCATTATTTACTAAACTATCAAGTGTTAAAGAGTCTTCCGAAGTAGAAGTTAGTAATATTACACTATCATTTTCTGGTGCAGATCAAACAATCATATCTTTATTTTTGTCTAATCAATATATGGAAAAGGAAGCTGAAGTTTATAAAGGCTTTTTAGATAGTAGTGAGCAAGTTATTGCTGACCCATTTCTTTTATTCAAAGGCAGAATAGAATCTTTTAGTATTGATGAAAGTATTAATCAATCTAATGCTAATATTGTTGTTGCATCTCATTGGTCAGATTTTAGTAAAATAGAGGGTAGAAAAACAAACACAGGCTCACAACAATTACACTTTGCTAATGACTTAGGTTTTGAATTTGCATCACAAACAGTTCAAGATATTAAATGGGGTAGAGCATAATGCAAGATGTAATTAATTTATTTAATCAATTTGATCGTTACAAAGGTAAAGAACTAACTAACTATTTAAAACCATCAATTAAACTTAATCAATATAAAAAATTTTATGATAATAACGAATTAGTTGGCTTTGTTAATTGGGCTTATATCCATGACTTAGTAGAAAAAAGATTTAAACAAACAGGCAAGATTAAACCTAATGAATGGAACTCTGGTAACAATTTATGGTTAATTGAAATTGTATCTATTAAAAATACATTCAAGATGATGCGTTGGGTTTATAATTACTTTAGAAAACAATTAAAGGTAGATCATTCTATTAATTGGTTAAGAGTAGATCAAGATATTTATAGAGTTGGTCAAAAGTTTAAAAGGAGTTTTCACTAATGGGTGGTGTAGTAGATACTATTGTAAATGTTGTAAGTAGTTTTATTGGGTGGCTTATACCAATACCTGATATTCCTGATTTTGAAACACCTGAAGAAGAAAAAGGTGTATTAATTAATAAGCAATCAAACAATGCACAAATACCTGTAGTTTATGGAAGAAGGCAAGTAGGAATTACCAGAGTTTTTTTAGAAAGTTCTGGTACAGATAATACCTATCTATATATGGCTGGGGTAGTTTGTGAGGGAGAGATACAAGAAATTGAAGAAATTTATATTGATGATAAACAAGTAACATTTGATGGTGCATTAACAGATGGAACAGTTAGAGAAGTTGATAGTTCAGATGCAAACTTTTATAAAGATAGTTCACACATTCAAATACAAGCATTTTATGGAACAGATGACCAAGTAGCATCTTCAATATTAACTAACTCTACTAATTGGACATCTAATCATAGACTAAGAGGTGTATGTTATTTAGCTTTTAGGTTTAAATGGAATCAAGATATATTTAGTTCAATTCCACAAGTAAGAGTAACTTTAAAAGGCAGAAAAGTTTATGACCCAAGAACAGATACAACTGCATATACATCAAACTCTGCATTAATATTGTTAGACTATTTAAGAAATACTAGATATGGAAAAGGACTACCTAATAGTGCATTTGAATCTGATTTTGCATCTTTTAAAACTTCAGCAGATGAATGTGAAACACAAATAACACCATACACAGGTGCAGATCAAATAAATTTATTTGAAACTAATGCTGTTATAGATACTGACCAAAAAGTTATTGAGAATGTAAAAAAACTTCTTAATCCTATGCGATCGTTATTTACTTATAATGATGGTGTTTATAAATTAAAAATTGAGGGTACAGGCACAGCAGTTAAAACAATAACAGCAGATCATGTTGTAGGTGGTGCAAAGGCTTTAGGAGAAAGAAAAAATAATAAATACAATCGTGTTTTAGGTACATTTGTTAATCCTGACAAGAACTGGCAAAATGATACTGTATCTTTTCCACCAGCAGATGACACTATTGTTGCAACTGAATTTAAACACGCAACAATGTTAGCACAAGATAATGGAACTTTATTAGAGGGTAATTTTCAATTTCCTAATGTAACTAATAAATTTAGTGCAGAGGCTTTATGTGAAGTTATTTTAAGAAGATCAAGAAACCAATTACAAATACAATTAACTTTAACATCAGAATTTTTAGAATTAGAAATTGGAGATATTGTTGCAATTACATATCCAACTGGTGGGTTTAATGCTAAACCTTTTAGAGTATTAGGTTTAGAAATAAATGAAGACTTAACTGTAAATGTTCAATTATTTGAACACCAAGATAACTTTTATACTTTTAATGAAAAAAATCCTATACCAACTATTGCAGATACCACTTTACCTAATCCATTTAATGTTCAGCCACCAGCAAGTGTTACTTTAGATGACCAACTTATTGAATACAATGATGGTACAGTTATTGTAGCTTTAGATGTAACTATTGGTGCTTCTCCTGATAGCTTTGTTGATTATTATCAAGTGGAATACAAGAAAAGCACAGATTCAAATTACATTATTTATGCACAAGGTAGTGGATTAAACCACAGAGTATTAAATGTTATTGACCAAGAAACTTATGATGTAAGAGTAAAAGCAGTTTCCACTATTGGTTCATCTTCAACTTATGTATCTGCATCAAGAACTGTTGTAGGTGCTATTGCACCACCAAGTGATGTAGAAGACTTTTCATGTAATATTGTAGGAGAAGAAGCACATTTATCATGGTCGCAAATACCTGATTTAGATTTAGCTTATTATCAAATTAGATTTAGTGAAGCAACTGATGGAACTGCTGATTGGCAAAACTCTGTAGCATTAGTAGAAAAAGTATCAAGACCAGCAACTTCGATTGTAGTTCCTAGTCGTTCTGGCACCTTTCTTATAAAATCGGTTGACAAATTATCCAACTTTAGTTCAAACGCAACTGCTATTATTTCTAATGTTACTGGAGTTAAAAACTTTAATGCTATAGCAACACAATCAGAACACCCAGATTTTTTAGGAACAAATACAAATACAGTTATCGCAGATAATACAATTAGATTAGATTCATCAGAACTTTTTGATAGTGCTAGTGGAGATTTTGATGATGAGGTTACTAGATTTTTTGATTCAGGTGTTGCTAATGCTGATTTCTATGCAAGTGGTAATTATTTATTTGCAGATGTAATTGATATAGGTGCTAAACATACTGCTAGAATAACAGCAACATTAAGTCAAACTTCAGATAATCCTGATGACTTATTCGATAATAAAAGTGGTTTATTTGACACAGCTTCATCTAACTTTGATGGAGATACACCAGCAAATTGTAATGCTCATATTGAGATTGCAACTTCAGATGATAATATTACTTATACAGATTTTAGAAATTTCACTATAGGAAATTATACTTTTCGTTATGCTAAATTTAGAGTAGTTTTAATTTCAAGAGATTTAGCATCAACTCCAGTGGTTTCAGAAGTTACAGTTACAATAGATATGGAAGATAGAATATTTAGTGGCAACGATATTACTTCTGGTGCTGGAACTTATACTGTAACATTTACAAACCCATATAAATCTGTTAATTATGCTGTTGGAATAACTGGCGAAGACCTTAATACTGGAGATTTCTTTGTGGTAGAAAATAAGACTATTAATGGTTTCGATTTAACATTTAAAAATTCAAGTGGTACAGCAGTAAGTCGTACCTTTGATTACTTGGCGAAGGGCTATTGATATATTAAAATAAAAGGAGTATAAGAACTTATGGCACAACACGACTATAATATAGCAAACCAATCTTTCCCTAGCTTTAGAACTGATCTAAACAATGTTCTATCTGCTATCAATACTTCTAATTCAGGAACATCAAGACCTAGTGGTGCTGTTGCTGGTACGATTTGGTTAGACACAACATCTGCAACTACTCCAACTTTAAAATTTTATGATGGTGCTGATGACATATCTTTAGCAACAATAGATTACACAGCTAACACAGTTAATTGGTTAGATAGTTCAGT